GTTTCTGGCAACGATGTTCGTCTTCGTGTCACTACCGCTAACAACAACTCAACAGTTGCTGCTATCGGAACGCTTTTAAAGTAATAAAATAAATAAAAAGAGGGAGTGGTAATCTTGGCAACAGTCAGTAAGGACTTCAAGGTTAAAAATGGACTTATCGTCACAAGTGGCGGTGAGTTTGGCGGGACGGTAGTTGTAGCAAACCCTACACTATCAACCCATGCCGCTACTAAAGCATATGTAGATTCAGTATCAAGCGGTATGCAAGTCGGGGCTACCGCTCCCTCAACACCAGATAATGGTGATTTATGGTTTGACACATCAACAGCAAGAGTTAATGTTTATTACAATGGAATTTGGTATACACAAGCAACCATTGATGATACAAATACTCTTCCACAACACATTCACGATACCGCAATTGATGGAACTGGATTTATTGTGTCTCAATTCTACGAGGGTGGGGCTTTTAATAGTCCACTTGGAATAGGGTTAGATGCAGGTGGACCAGATTCGGTAGAGTGGACGCTAGTATTTGATGGAGGTAGTGCAACAGATAATTTCAATTAAAATTGATGTTATAATTAGCACAGAAATAAACTGGTAGAAATACCATAAGGAGAGAAAAAAATATGGCAACAAGAATGCAACAGCGAAGAGGAACCGCAGCGCAATGGACTGCAGCAAACCCAACTTTAGCAGCAGGAGAAATCGGATTTGAAACCGATACCAACCAGTTTAAAATTGGAAACGGATCTTCGGCTTGGGCAGTTCTCTCTTATTTTAAAAATTTAGATGGTCTTGATGGTGTAGGAGGAATCGTTACACTAAATGCACAAGGCGTGATTGATGTAGCATTAATTCCACAAGGCGTAGCATTAGATGCAGAATTAACTCAATATATTGACGATCATAATGCAGATCAAACTAGCGTACACGGAATTAGTAATACAGCAAATCTTGTATATACGGCAGATATGACTTCTACAGTAAACAATGCAATTTCAGTAGAAGTAGACAATAGAAATGCAGCAATTGTTACTGCAATTGATCAAGAAGTAGCAGATAGAAATACAGCAATCGTTGCTGCAATTGCTGATGAAGTAACAGATAGAAATGAAGCAATCGTTGCTGCAATTGCTGATGAAGTAACAGATAGAAATGAAGCAATAGTCGATGCAATTGCTGCTGAAGTAGCAAATAGAGGTGAAGCAATTGATACTGCTATTGCAACAGAAGTAGGAAACAGAAATAACGCAATAGGATCAGAAATTGGCACACATAGTTCAGATACTACTAGCGTTCACGGAATAGCAGATACAACTGTTCTTGAAACAATTAGCGGTGCACAGGCAAAGGCTGAGGCTGCACTTTCATCAGCAACTACAGCATTAACTAATCACAACTCTACAACAACAAATGTTCATGGTATCGCAGATACAGCACTTTTAGCACTTAAGTCAGAAGTTGCTGCGGTAACACCAGCCACACTTGGACTTGAAAATGTTAATAATACCTCTGATGCCAATAAGCCAGTATCTACTGCAACACAGACAGCATTGGATCTTAAGGCCCCACTAGCATCACCAACATTTACTGGAACAGTAGTCCTTCCAACAGTAACAGCAGGTGGAAGTATTGTTCCATCTACAGATAACACGTACGACCTTGGATCTCCAACAAAAATGTGGAAAGACCTCTATGTTGGTCCAGGATCACTATATGTTAATGGTCAAAAGGTTCTTCACGACGAGTCTGGCAACATTGTTGTTCGTGCAGATGCTAATGAAAACCTATCATTACGTACAAGCGGTAGCGGTAATGTTGAACTAGATGCAACAGGAACTGGTAACATTCAGATTAAATCAGCAATGGTTATTGAGGGAGGATCCAATATAACCAGCAGCGATGGAAATGCAATTGTATTCGGTAATGCAATTAATGCAGATGCAATTTCAAGCAAGTCAGCAAATACAGACCTATCTTTAACTGGAAACGGTTCAGGAAAAGTAAATATTGCTGATAACGCAGAAGTAACTGGAAACCTTGTTGTTGGTGGAAATCTAACAGTAAGCGGAACAACTACAACTGTAAACAGCGAAACAATTTCTTTGGCTGATAATATTATCGATCTAAACAGCAACTTTACTAGTGGTGTTCCATCGGAAAATGCAGGAATAAAGATTAAGCGTGGAGATTCTAATGATGTTCAAATAAGATGGAATGAATCCAGCGATGTTTGGCAGTTTACAAATGATGGATCTACATACGATAATATCGCAGGAAAGACAGAAGTAGATCTTAAGGCTCCTTCGGCTTCTCCAACATTTACTGGTACAGTAACTCTACCAGCAGCAGGTATTGTATTTTCTGACGGTACACAAGCAAAGGCTGGCGTACCTTCGATTACAACATTTGCAGCAGCACTCACATCTTCTGCAACTCTTTCAGCAGGAGAGCAGGATAAGTTTGTTCCTTTAGCAGGAGCAGTGACAATAACACTTCCTGCAACAGGCTACTCAACTGGACAGTCCATTGACTTCTATCAGGCTTCTGGTACTGGAGCACAGTTTGCTTCAACCAACAGCGTTGTAGGAACTCCAGGCTTAAAGTTGAGAACAACCAACTCAGTTGCAACAGCAATGAAAACCTCAAGCGGATGGTTAGTTTTCGGCGACTTATCAGCATAATAAAAAACTAAAGGAGATTAACTATGTCAAAGCAAGCAGGTAGGATGAGTCAGGGAGCCAATGACTTCCTGACTCCATATGCACCAACAATAGGAACAGCAACAGACGTTGGAACTGGTCGTGCATACAATAATGGAGCAGCAACAGTAACATTTACTCCAATTGGACCTAACGCAGCGACATCTTATACGGTTACATCTTCTCCAGGAGGGTATACTGGAACAGGTGCATCTTCTCCTATAACAGTTGAAGGTCTTCAATCTGGAACTTCTTATACATTTACAGTTACGGGAACAAATGCAGAAGGAACTGGAGATGCATCAAGTGCTTCTAATTCTATAACTGCAACTACAGTTCCACAGGCACCAACAATAGGAACAGCAACAGACGTTGGAACAAATAGACCATTTAATAATGGTGCTGCAACAGTAACATTCACTGCTGGCGCAACTGGCGGAAAAGAAATTACAGTATTTACTGTAACTAGTAGCGGAGGTCAGACTGGAACTGGATCGTCTTCTCCTGTAACAGTAACAGGATTGGCATCAGCATATGGTTGTACTAAAACAGTTACTGCCACAAATGCAAACGGAACTTCGACAGCAAGCAGTGCTTCTGCATCTGTAACCATTACAACTGTTCCTAATACTCCAAGTGCTCCTTCAGTTTCTTCTCCTACACCAACTTCTGGAACAAATGTTGCTGGATCAACAACAGATAGCGTATCTTGGTCAGCACCATCAAATGGTGGAAAATCTATTACACAATATACTTGGACATCTTCTGATTCAAAGTCTGGAACTACAGCAGGTACCTCAGTTTCGGTTAATCAAGAAGGTGGCACCGCTCAGACATATCAGGTACGTGCAGAAAATGCAAACGGTGTGGGAAATTACTCTGCTTCATCATCTAGCATTACTACTTTCCAGTTTACACCGTTCTCGGTATTTGGATTTTCACCATTTGGCGTATTTTCCTTTGCACCATTCTCAGTCTTCGGATTCTCCCCATTCGGAGTGTTCGGCTTCTCCCCATTTGGTGTATTCGGCTTCTCCCCATTTGGAGTCTTCGGATTCTCACCTTTCGGTGTATTTGGCTTCTCCCCATTCGGAGTCTTCGGATTCTCACCTTTCGGTGTATTTGGCTTCTCACCAGCGTTCAACTTTGCTCCTTGGGGCTAAAACATGGTATACTGTAGTAATACAGTAGAGAGGTATAATAAAAATGCAACATCAAGGCATGACTCCAACTTTAAAATTTGGTATTAAACCACATAAATTTTTTGAAAGACATTTAAATAATGATCTTGTAAAATTGACCAATTTTTTATCTGATAAATATGAAAAAATAGAAAAAGCAGAGGTAGATGGAGTAACTCCTTTAGGTTCTGCTGGACATGAGTATTGGGTAAAATCTGGAAGCACATCTACAGTAAAATGGAGAGAATATAATGTTTTTCAATTTCACAGTGAAGAAATTTATAATGTTTTTCAAGGTGTTAAAAGTGCAACAAAAGAGGCATGTGAATATTATGACGTTGATTTTGATGCACAAAAGTTTATGGTGCAAGGATGGTTTAATATTACACATAAAGGCAAAGGCAAATTAGACTGGCATGATCATGGCCAACCAGGTGCTCCCAATTTTCATGGATATTATAGTGTAAAGGCTGAACCTTCAATAACGCACTATCATGTATATGGAGAGGTAGTAGATCATCATAATATTGATAATAAACTGATTGTTTCTGAAATGGGTCATCAGCATGCCATGGCAGATTGGGATTGGGAAGGTCCAAGAATTACTATGGCATATGACATTATCCCACTAGACTATTTAATTAGAGCAAATGCTGCCGAACAGCACTGGATTCCATTGTTATGATAGCAATGAAGCCACCACATAAATTTTTTGAATCATTTGTTGATAATGATTTAGATTCTTTATTTAATTATTTAGTATCAAAACAAAACGACATCCTATCTGGATTAGTAGGGAATATACCAGAAGATGTTTTATCTAAATATAATAAAGATAATGGGCCAACAACTCAACTTGGAAATTATTATAATGTTTTTAATTTTGATATTGATTCAATTAAAAATTTACAAAATTCTTTATCTAAACTAATAAAAGATGCTTGTGAATATTATGATTTAAATTATGACATTTTAGATTTTATGATCCACGGTTGGTATAATTTGGATTATAAAACATATGGAAGTGGAGTAAGTCCAATAAACAACTCTCATACATTCCATGATCATGCAGAAGGAACGGGCGCTCCTATATTTCATGGATATTATTGTGTTAATGCAGAACCTTCAATAACTTATTATAAAATTAATCGTGAAGTATTATTTGAAAATCATAATAAAAATAATAGAGCAATAGTTTCAGAAACTGGACATCCTCACGGTAGAGATGATTGGTATGAAGATAAACCAAGAATTACAATTGCATATGATATTGCTCCAAAAGATTCTCATGTGGTAACAGATTTATGGATAAAATTATAAAGAAGATGATTTGTTTTTTTAAAGGACACAATATGCAAACATCTGAATGTCCAGTTACTGGTGCAAAACTAAATGTATGCTTAAGGTGTTTCCCACAAAACCATTCAAGAGTAACTTTTAAATAACTATAACCCTAAATAATAGCATAAGAGTTCTACAAAATTAAAAACTCTGGTATACTTTAATGATTACAGATTCTTAAGGAGAATAACAGTGTCAGATTTTTTTAGTTTTCGTTTGTCAGAAGATTTTATAAATGAGTATAAAACAAAGGAACCACCATTTGGTTTTACAGATGCAGGTGGTAATTCATTAGGAGAGATTACTTTTATTCGTACCTACTCTCGCATGAAGGAAGACGGAACTAAAGAAAGATGGCACGAGGTTTGTCGTAGAGTAATCGAGGGTATGTATTCGGCTCAAAAGAATCATGCTAAAGAAAACAGATTACCTTGGAATGACTACAAGGCACAGGCTTCTGCAAAAGAAGCATATCAGCGTTTGTTTGAATTGAAGTGGACACCTCCAGGACGAGGCCTATGGTCTTTTGGCACGGCACTTACAATGGAAAAGAAAAACTCAGCAGCATTACAAAACTGCGCTATGGTATCCACAAAAGACATAGATAGAAATGATCCAGGCACACTGTTTGGTTGGATTATGGATGCTCTTATGATGGGAGTAGGTGTAGGGTTTGATACTGTCGGGGCAGACAAAAATCTACCTATTTATGATCCTACAGAGCCACCACAAGTATACGAAATACCAGATACTCGTGAAGGTTGGGTAGAGTCTGTCAGATTGCTCATTAATTCATTTTTAAAGCCCAACATGTATATCCAGGAGTTTAACTATGACCTCATTAGGCCTTTAGGTGCCCCTATTAAGGGCTTTGGGGGCACGGCAAGCGGTCCAGCACCACTTATACAGTTACATAATCAGATAAGGGCTGTAATTGGCGGTAGAGCAGGAGAAACTTTTGACTCTCGTGCAATAGTCGATATAGTTAATCTTATTGGTACCTGTGTGGTATCAGGAAATGTTAGACGATCTGCCACTTTGGCTTTGGGTAATGCTCAAGATGAAAATTTTATGAACCTTAAGAATTCTGAGGTTTTTCCAGAAAGAAATTCTTTTGATCCAGAAAATCCAGGTTGGGCTTGGATGTCTAATAACTCTATTTCTGCGACGGTAGGTACAAAGTACGAAGACTATGTAGACCTAATCGCTAATAACGGAGAACCTGGTTTTATATGGCTAGATGTCGCAAGAGATTACGGGCGTTTAAAAGATCCTGCTGACGGTAAAGATTATCGTGTTATGGGATTTAACCCTTGTGCCGAACAACCCTTGGAGTCATACGAATTGTGCACTTTGGTTGAGGTACATTTAAATCGTCATGAGTCAAAGGAAGATTTTCTGCGGACATTAAAGTTTGCCTATCTCTATGGCAAGACGGTAACGCTGATACCAACTCATTGGCAACAAACAAATGGAATTATGCAGCGTAATCGTCGTATCGGAACATCTCTTACAGGCATTGCATCCTTCTCAGACAAGTTTGGTTTGCCTGTTGTGCGTGAATGGATGAACGAAGGATATGAGACTATTCGTAAATATGATCATTCGTATTCTGAATGGTTGTGCGTTCGTGAGTCCATTAGAGTCACAACTGTTAAACCATCAGGGTCTGTATCAATTCTTTCTGGCGCAACACCTGGAGTTCACTGGGCACCTGGAGGTAATTATTTCTTAAGGGCAATTCGTTTTGGGAATACCGACCCTATGATTCATTTATTCAAGGCTGCTAAATACAAAATGGAGGCTGACCTTGTATCTGCGAATACAACTGTCGTATACTTCCCAGTACATTCTGGACATTCACGGCCTGAAAAAGAAGTAACATTATTTGAGAAGATTGCGCTTGCTGCAACTGCTCAGAAATATTGGTCTGATAACGGCGTGTCTGTAACGCTGTCATTTGACAAAGAAACCGAAACAAAGCATATTGCTCCTGCCCTTCATATGTATGAGGGACAACTGAAAGCAGTTTCATTTTTACCGATGGGAAATACTGTATATCCACAACAACCATATACTGAAATTTCTGAAAAGGAGTATAATAGTTATATTGGACAGATCAAAAAAATAGACTGGTCTGCCATTTACGACGGCTCAGAAAATTTGGAGGCACAAGGAGAAATGTATTGCACAACTGATGTTTGCGATATAAAGATTAAATCATGATAGATAAAATCAAGTATGTTGAAGAGTTTATGGCAAGGGACGTTGCCTTAAGAATATCTGAATATGCAAAAAAATATACTCAAGATTTTCCAGAGTATGGTAATAACGAACAAGAATTTACTGTACATACATATAACGAAATAAAAACTAGAGATTCCGAACTTTTGGATATCATGCAAGAATATGCTATAAAAGTTTATGATTTTGTTAAAGAAAATTACGAAGGACCTTTTCAAGATTTTATTCATGAAAAAACACACATAGCAAAATTTGTTGCTGGTAAAGGTATGCACGAGCATTTTGATTCTAATAGGCCAAACGATATAGCGACTTTAGTTTATTTAAATGATGACTATGTTGGTGGAGATATTTACTTCCCAAAATATAACATATCGTATAAACCAAAGCCAGGAGACTTGCTCTGTTTTCCAGATAATCCAGACTACGTACATGGGGTAAAGGTTATTGATTTAGGGACAAGGTATACTGCTCCTAGATGGTTTACACGCATCGTGTGATAAAATAGACTCATAATGTCTAGTCCATCAAACTTATACGCTGAAAAAATATTTGCCGAACATCCACAAAGATTGTGGGCTTTGGATGATAAAGTAGATTATGTATCAATAATTGATGACTCACATAGAGATTTTTCATCATGGGACATTAATAATGGATCTTCTATTTCTACATTAGAGTTTTTAGACACACCTTTCCCAGAAAGCATAGTTAATAAAATAACTCCAGAAATTTTAAATGGAGAAACATTTTCAGTTATTTTGGAAAGTCCAAATATTGTTAATGTTGACGACATTAATCAAACATTAAAAACATTTTCTATAGGTTCTTATTTTTACACAGAAAGCCCTTATATTTTAGGAATTGAGATTGGATATAGGCATTATGACTCAGTTTTAAATTCTTATGTTGATACATTAAGACCATACGATGTTGCAATTAAAGAAAGATGGATATTTTTATCAGAAACTTTTAGTCCAGATTTTGAAAATTCTGAAATAAAAATTATTATTAAATTTAATTTTTTATTAGCAACTAATGACGTTAACGATTATTTAGTTTATTCAAATGGACTTACATTTGGGCAATGGTCTGAAGAGTTTCATTCACATTCATTAGGAATAACAACTTCTAGTCTTCCGTTAGATATTTCTTTAGATCAATCTCAGGTTGTTGTTGCAGATGCCTACGGCTTGTCTGAAGATCCTGGTTATTATTTTTGTAAAGACAATGCATTAGTTGCAACAAACTCTGGTGTTCCAATGGTATTTGGATCACAAAGTATTACCAAATTATATAATAATAATAACAAACCATCTTTAATTATTCCATCTTTGGGTATGTTATCTGATTCGGGGAAACATCAAGATTATACTTTAGAGTTTTGGTTAAGAACCAATAATGCTTCGGTAGAGGAAAAAAGAATTATAGGCCCAATATCATCACAAGACGGAATATATTTGCATGGACCATTTTTATTATTAAAAGTAGACGATAAATATGGATCATATTATGTTGGTAAATGGGAAAGACCAATGCTTATTCATCTTAGATATACAAGCAACCAATTATCTTTATTATTAAACGGTGAAGAAATTATTACAATTACTATAGATTCTAATACAATATCTTTGCCAGGTGCATTTGACACAAACTATAAAAGTCAAAACTGGATAGGGTTTTATGCATATGAAAAAATAGAACCAATAGAAATAGATTGTGTTGCTTTATATAAATATGTTGTTCCTTCTGTTGTTGCAAAACGACGATTTGTGTTTGGCCAAGGAGTTCAGTATCCTCAAAATTTAAATTCAATATATGGCGGAGATTCTGTTTTATTTGACTATTCTTTTGCAGACTATACTAAAAACTATAACTATCCAGACCTAGGTTCATGGAGTCAGGCCTCAATAGATAATTTAATAATTGAAGACAATATACTTAGTGTTCCGAATATTTTTATTCCAAAAATATTTACAAATAATTTTAATAAAAAAGAACAACAAATGTTAGACGATCAAAATCTTTTATCAGACAATCTCTATCTTTCTTTAAGGCCAAACAGTTCTTGGAATTTAGTTAACTCATATATATATTTTAATGATTTCTCTTTGCATAATCAAATAACAAAAGCAGTTTATGGATTATTTGAGGTTCCAAATAACTTTTCTGGAACTCAGGTATTAATTAGAATTGAAGACAACAACTCTAATTATTTTTCTATAGAATGTGTAAATAATAAAATTAAATATATTTTAAAATATAACGATGTTGTAAAAGACATATATGAGTGTCTTAGAGTTAGTGCGTTATCAGAAACTAACGTGGACCAAAACACTATTTTTGCTGTAGGTCTTGAATTAGACAAATTTAATAATCATTTTGGAGATAACGTAATATCATTTTTTAATAATCAGTCAATACTAAAATTATATGTAGGAGGAACAAAAGAATTTGAAAAAACTTTTACTGGAAAAATTTATAAAATTGGCATTTGCTCTGAAAAAAATTTACTAGATATTGATAACTTATTTAATGAAATAGGTGTTCCAGTAGATTATGAAAATATATTTAATTTATATGAACCAGGCATAGATTATGACGGAGGTCTATATAATCAAGAGGATATTGGTTGGAGCGATCTAATAGGGCAAACAGATCAGTCATTAGATGAAGATGAAAACGATACAACAACTCCTATATTAGAAAATTATAGTTATTCACCATCATCATTACCAGACATAAGGCTTTTAAAAAATCATGTTCCTAGTGTAGGAATAGTTCCTAAAAAATATTTTAATAGATTTTATTTAGATGCAACGGTTTCGGGATCATGGAGAGATTACGTCCCATTGTCTTATTTTGGTCAAAATGTTTTAGATGAATACGGCAATCAAATATTTGAGTTAGATTTTATTCAATTTAATATAAATTATCCAGCATCTATTAAATTTAAAGAAACTGAAACAGTAGACCCAGATGGATGGCCGTATTCGCAACTATCCGCAGAATATTCTTTTCCACAACAAAGATCCTATACTTCTTTGGATAATTTTTTATATACTGGATATTTAAATTATGAAGATTTAAAAGAAAGATCAATTAAAAAATATACATATGATACTTCTAATGAAATTGTTAAAACATATATTACATTTGAATATTTAGAAGAAGGTGCAAATGCTCCAAAATCATTTTTTATAAGAAAGCAAGATGTTCCTAAAAATGGTGTAATAGAGCCAGCCAGTAATTGGATAAACACAAAGTATGAAGTTGTAGACAATGTTATTATTTATCCACCTGCTGGAGTTAATTTTAATGATTTAGCAATAGTTTTACATGTAGAAGTTGACGTAAATGGAATAAAGTATAGTCCATTAAAAATTAAAAACTTACAACTAGCATCTCAAGCATTTAATTACAACGGCGCAAACAGTGTTGGCACAAGATTTGGAACACCAGTTTATCCATATAAGTCTACAGGTTATTATTTTGACTATAAAACAAAAAATCCTTTTACTGTATATAAAGGTTCATCTCCATATTTGTATCTAACAAAAGACTCTGGCTTAGAAATAAGAGGAGACTATGATCCATTAACTAATCGTGGCGTTGCTTTGTCTGTCAATCCTTCAAAGATACAAAATTATGAAATTATGGCAATGCAAAGTTTAATAAGGTTCAATTCTGATTTTTTCCCGTATGCTCCTACACAAATAATGCAAATAAATGCAAAAAATAAAATTATTAAATTATATATGGTTGCCAATCATCCATCTGGAAAAAGAGCAAAGATATATGCCATTGATGGAAATACTGGACAGTTATACAATGCTATATCTTTTTACTTAAATGGAAAGATTGTAAAAGAGCCAGTAATTAATATAAACGAGTGGTCTTTGCTAGGAATAGGATTTTCTGATATATTAAACTTTAAATCATATACTGGATCTATAATGATTAATGGTCCTATTATATTTAATGCTCTATCGTATTATCAGACAACCAACCTGCAAGAAGTTAAAAATGTTACTAAAAGACCTTGGGCTAGAGTTAAATTTTCTGCAGACGGCGTATTTGAATGGGAATACTGGAATGACTTCTACATGTGGAATGGTGTTTTAGTTCAGTCATCAAGCAGTTACTATGGGGTAAATCCTGCAGACTTATATAAAGCCTATACTGGCACAAATAAAATTATAATAGAAGATGACAGTGTTTTTGGTATTCAGGGTTATGAATACGCTGTCTTTAAAGACATATCCTGGCAATCACAAATATCAAACGCAGTATAATATGGTATACTGGTGGTAATGAAAAGAAACATTCCTAGCCAAATTGGCAAAACTAAGATTAAAGCAATCGACAAAATGTACGATTGGGGAATTTACGTATGGAAAAAACAAAATGGAAAATGGTTTACTGATGGACAAGGCAATATTTTAAATATACCTTCTATGAAGGGTGATATTTCTAAGATAGCAGAGTTAAAAGATGCTGCAGCCCACTACGGAGAGCCAGATGGCGAGGCCATTTTTTTTCCAGGGTTAAACCGTGTTACTGATTCAGAGTATGAGGAACAAAGGCAAAGAATGCGTGAAGGATTAATCCCTAATCTTAATGACATGGGGTCTGTCTATGACGCAAAGCAAACTATTAAGAAATATGGAGCACAAGACTAATGAGCAGTCAAGAATTTTTTATTAATGCAAAGATTGATAATTCAACAGACATACTTCAACAATTTAAAGAAGAGGACCCATTTAATAAATCTTGGAATGAATTAAAAAATTTAGTTGGCTTAGACAATAACTTTAAACGTAGAGCAGGAAGACTTGCAGAAAAAGCAGTTGCTCCAGAAAATATTACAGGGTATTTAAATAATGCCAAAGCACAGCCAACAGGTATAGACGGAGCACAATCAAAAGAAATTAATCCTGGATCTGTATATAGAAATGCTTACGGTTTGTTTGATGTTATTACCCCGCCATGGAATCTTTATGAATTAGCAAACTATTACGATACTTCATTTGCCAATCATGCTGCGATTGATGCAAAAGTAGAAAACATTGTAGGACTTGGTTACGACTTTGAAGTTTCATCTTCTACAATGCTTCGCCTTGAGTCTAATCAAGATAAAGAACAAGTAGGAAGAGCAAGAAACAGAATTGAAAGAGCAAAAATTGAATTGCATGATTGGATTGAATCGTTAAACGACAATGATTCATTTACCACAACTATGGTTAAAATTTATACAGATATGCAGTCAACAGGAAATGGATATCTTGAAATTGGCAGAACTGTTCGTGGGGATATAGGTTATGCTGGACATATTCCAGCAACCACAATGCGTGTTCGTCGTTTACGTGACGGGTATGTTCAGATCATAGGTCAGAAAGTTGTTTACTTCCGTAATTTTGGAGCAAAAAATTATAACCCAATAACTGCTGATTCAAGACCAAATGAAATTATTCATTTTAAACAATACTCACCATTAAACACATTCTATGGTGTTCCAGACATTCTTTCAGCAATTAATTCTTTACATGGAGATCAATTGGCGTCACAATATAACATTGATTATTTTAGCAATAAGGCTGTTCCTAGATATGTTGTAACATTAAAAGGCGCTAAACTTTCTGCTGATGCTGAAGACAAAATGTTTAGATTTTTACAAACAAATCTTAAAGGTCAATCACACAGAACTTTGTACATCCCTCTTCCTGGAGACACAGATACTAACAAGGTTGAGTTTAGCATGCAACCAATTGAAAATGGCGTTCAAGAAGGCTCTTTTGAAAAATATCGCAAACAAAATCGTGATGATATTTTAATTGCACATCAAGTACCCCTATCCAAAATTGGCGGAGGAGAGTCTGGAGGAATTGCAGCAGCCCTTGCACAAGATCGTACCTTTAAAGAGCAAGTTGCAAGACCAGCACAAAGAGAACTTGAAAAAACATTAAATAGAATTATTAAAGAAAAAACTGATATTTTAGTGCTTAAGTTTAATGAGTTAACCTTAACTGATGAAAACGTACAGTCTCAAATACTTGAAAGATATGTCAAAAATCAAGTAATGCTTCCAAACGAAGCAAGAAACATTCTTGGACTTCCGCAACGGGAAGGAGGAGATGAGCCTTTCCAGCCAAAGCCACAAGACACTGCAACTAGAGCAAGGGACGCAGAAAGAACAAACAATCAATCTGATAGTACTGCAACAGTTGCTGGCAGAAATCCAAAAGGTGAGGGCAGGGCAACCAAGTAGTATACACAGGGTTTTCCACAATTTGTTAAAATAAGGCTCTATAATATATTCTAGCATGACTATATCCAAAGGCCATTGGGCAACCAACGGCGACTCCGTAAGACTTTCCCTTCCATTTGCGAAGGTTGATAAAGAGAGACGTATCGTCTCAGGTTTTGCGTCTCTTGATAACTTAGATAAGCAAGGTGATATTGTAACACAAGAAGCATCAATGAAAGCATTTGCAGGTTTTCGTGGCAACATTCGTGAGATGCATCAACCACTTGCTGTTGGCAAGATGGTTAATTTTAAAGAAGATAGATATTTTGATCCAGAATCTAAAAAGTTTTATTCTGGAGTTTTTGTTTCTGCATATGTTTCAAAAGGCGCACAAGATACATGGGAAAAGGTTTTAGACGGCACACTAACAGGATTCTCAATCGGTGGCAAGATGAATCAGTGGGATGACGGTTATGATGAGAAGTCAGATGCCACAATTAGAATTATTAAAGATTATGATCTTGTAGAGTTATCACTTGTTGATTCTCCAGCAAACCAATTTGCAAACATTATGCATGTGGAAAAAGTTGATGGTGTTGCTGTTGTTAAAGGTCAAGATGTTGAATTAGAAAATGTTTTTTATGATGAGCAGTCTGGAATTGTTATGGT